ATGCGGGCCGCTACTTGCGCGAACGCGACCGGCTAGCAGAGGCGGCTAGGGCGATGATCGCTGCTCGATATAGCGACCGTGCGGGTGCCGAACAGTTCGCAGCAGAGAATCTGGAAGCTGCGCTGGCCCGCTTCAAGATGACGGCTGACGGCCTTGATTCCGACCCCAGCGATGGGGCGGGGGCCAGCGGGCTAAACCCTGGCCTGACCGTCAGCCGTCTGTTTGTTCCGGGGGAGCAGAGCGATGAGTGAATGGTGGTGGCTCTCGTGTTCTCGATTCACCGTGGGCGTAGAGATCAAAGACGGCGTAATCGTGGACGCTGCGCCCATCGTGCGGAAGTTCATCGGCCAGCCCACTCGCAACCTTGGAAGATGGATGCGCGGCATCGGTGGCTTCCAAGCAGTTCGGGTCGGGGGAGCAGAGCGATGAGTGAGAAGCCCTACACGACGAAGGGCGAGATCATGCGGCTGATCGCTGAGGCGGTGCCGGGACAGAAGATCAAGCGGATCAAGTTCAACAACTACGGTGGCGTTGATGAAGTCGAGTGGTACGAAGCGCCGCCTGATCCCAAGGTGCAGAGCGATGAGTGAGCGGGCGCTGAGCGAGTACGACTCCCGGCCCGAGACACGGGAGCACATCGAGCGCGTCCGCGACTTCCTGGAGTTGGCCCGGGCGCAGCTTGCGAATCGGGCGCTGAACCACGACGCGAGCAAGCTCGTCCCGCCCGAAGTGGAAGCGTTCGACATCGCCACGCCGAAGCTCGCCGGGATGGAGTATGGCAGCGAGGAATACAAGCAGTCGCTACGCGACCTTGGCCCTGCACTCCAGCACCACTTCGACCACAACGATCACCACCCGGAACACTACGAGAACGGCTGCGCCGGAATGAGCCTCATGGCCCTGATCGAGATGCTGTGCGACTGGCGGGCGGCAAGCGAGCGAGTGAAGCAGCGCACGGACGACCCGAAAAAGGTCAAGACGTTCGACTCGGGGCTGGCGTACAACCAGGAGCGGTTCGGCTACAGCGACGAGCTAGCCGAGATTCTCCTCAACACGGCGCGTGAACTCGGGATGCTTGCTCCGGGGGAGCAGAGCGATGAGTGAGCGGGTGGCGTTCAGGCTCGCGCGGTTCTGCTGGTGGCTCCGCCTCGACCGGCTCGGCAACCACTTCGAGGACGTTGCGTTCTGTGGGAAGCGGTGGCTCCGGTGAGTGAGCGGGGCACGCAGCTTGCCGACCTCCTGGAGCCGTATCTCGGCCGGAGGCTCCTCGGCGTCGTCAACGGCGGGGACTGCATCGAGGTCGTGTTCGACGGGAAGCCAGAAGACGGGAACCTGCTGACGCTCTGGTTCGAGGACGACGGCAGGATCGAGTACGCCCACGGCTCCGTGGCCGCACCCGAGGCATACGCGCGTGCATCTCGTGAGCACGGGACGGCGTTCACGCTGCCACGGGAGCCGTTCGATCCTCAGCTTGACTACCCGGAACGCTACGGGCGACGGCCGTGAGAGTGATCGTCACGGGCTCGCGCGGCTGGACGGATCGTGGGCGAATCCGCAGGCGACTTGCCCAGCTTCCGCCGAACGCCACGATCGTCGTCGGCTACGACCCGGTGAAGAAACGACCCGGGGGTGCCGACCGCTTTGCCTTCGAGGAGGCACCGAAGCTCGGCCTGCTTGTCGAGCCCCACCCGGCCAGGTGGGACGAGCAAGGCAAGCGGGCCGGGTTCGTCCGCAACAAGGAAATGGCCTACCTCGGTGCTGTCCTCTGCATCGCCTTCTGGGACGGGCGCTCGACCGGAACCTTCGACATGATGGGACAGGCGGTCAAGCACGGCATCCCTGTCGATGTGGTCATGGACGCCCCCGACCCGGCGACCGACGCGAGCGAGGAGAGACTGCGCCTCTGGTGGCGCGAGAGCTTCAAGCACCCTCCGCCGCAGGCAGTAGCCTCCCCCCCGCTAGCCCCAGCCGAGGAGAAACCATGAGTCTCAACCTCAACACCCGCACCGCAATCATCCCCGGCGTGGCGTAGACTCCCGGATGCAACGCAGGTCGAGAAGGGAGAGAAATGACTGGTCGAGTTTCTGGTGGCGCATGGGCGTGCTGGCCTTCGTGCTCCTGTTCTGGGGCGGCATCGCCTTCATCGTCCACGAGGGCATAAGCCACTGATGCCGTTCCGTCTCGCTGCCCATCCCGTCAGCGGGGAAACCGTCCCCGCCTACACGGTTGCGAAGGGAGGTGATGTCCTTGAGGAAGCTCTTGCTACTGGCCGTCGTGCTGGCGCTCACGCTGCTTGTGTTCGCTCCGATCGGGAACGCGGCCCAGCCGAGCCCGCATGTCGGCGGCTACCCGTTCCACTGGAATCCCCACGTTGGGGGCTACCCGTTCCACTGGAACAAGCTGACTCGTAGCTACCCGCACGTCGGGGGTTACAAGTCACCGAACGTCCACGGACTCGTGGAGTAAAACCCAGATCACGGGGGGCCGTCACTGCGGCGGCGGCTCCCCGTGAAGAAAGAGAGGCATGTTGACTGACGAGGCCCGTTCCCACCGCGACCCGATCGGCTTCACCGCCGAGTCGCTGGGGAAGGCGAAGACCTCCGCGACCCTCGCGGGGGCACAACTGATCGACGACTTCCAGCACATCGAGAAGCTGGTCGGCGAGCTACATGAACTCGGGATCGACATCGGCCGCGTCCGCTTCGACGACCCGGTGACTCAGGCGGCGTGGATGGCGCACATCCGCCACGACGAGGGCCCCCCGCTGATGCAGCACGAGGACGAGATTGCTCAGCGCCGCGCGATCGCTCAGTGAGGGAACGCGACTTCCTGAACTGGATCATCGCTGCCGCCGAGGCAACGAACTGGAAGGTTTGGCACGTCCCCGCACCGATGGTCGCGTCACAGAAAGGAAAAGGCATGTTCGTGGGGAGCCCTCGTGCGGCGGGACTCCCCGACCTGTTCCTGCTCCACGACGACCCGCCCCGGCTGATCATCGCCGAAGTGAAAGGCACCGGCGGGAAGCTCTCAGACAGGCAGCGTGAGTTTCTGCGCATGGCGCGGGCTGTGACCGATGTGATGCAACACGGCGTTGCGGTCGGACACGTCGTCGGCGTCTACGCCTGGCTGCCCGAACACCAGAACACGATCGAATCCATCCTCAAGAGCAAGGTGCTGATATGAGCGAAGGTGAAGGAATCGTGACCGTCGATCGCTTCGGCGGCCAGATCGAAATCGACCTCCGTGACCCAAAGGACGCAGAAGTGATCGTCATGCCGGACATTGTGACCATCCTGCTCGGGCTGGAGGGCCAAAAGGTCTGCGTGGCGATCGAGTTGATACCGTGATCATTGGCGTCTCGCGGGCGAGTGGTCGCTGCCGGAGGGAGTTGGCTCTCCCTTCACCCTCGCGGATTTCGATCCACTCGTCCGCCGGACGCCGATCTATCCTTTGAGCGTGGAAGACTGGGACGACGACGAGCCCGAGGAGCAGCCGCGCAGGCCGATGATCCTCGTCCACAACATCGACGAGGAAATGAAAGCCGACTACGTGGGGCTGCTCGCCGACGGGCTCGACCCCGGCTCAGCCGCGAAGGAACTCGGCTCGACCGGCACCCAGTTCCGCAAGCTCCGCTCCCCGAACTCCCAGTGGTTCGACCCCGGCTTCGCCGACCAGGTGGCGACCGCGCTGTCCTCTGACGCGCGCAAGCACAACCGCCTGGAGCGGCTGGAGGAGGCCGTTTGGCGGTTGATCGAGGACGGCAACCCGCGGATGCTGGAGAAGATGCTGTACGCCTACCATCCCGACTTCGAGAAGCTGCGCCACACGAACCTGCGCGTCTCCGGCGAAATCGTCCACGCCGCGAAGGTGCTGCTGCCGCATCTCTCCGAGGAGGAGATTCAGTCCCGGCTCGCCGACATCGAGCAGCGCGAGGGCGCGAGCTTGCGCCTGCTGAACCCGGGTTCGGAGGATGCAGCGTGAGGGAGCGGCCGCGCGACTGGGCTGACCTCGAACGAATCGCGGGCATCCAGCGAACGGATTTGCCCAGGCCGACCCAGCGGGACGCGGAGAGGCTGACCGTAATGAAGCTCCGCCATTGGCCCGCCTGGCGTCGAAAGCTCCGTGACCTCGGCCGCTGAAGTCCCCGAAATCCCGAAGGAACTGCTCCTCGCCGAGCTTCAACGGCGGCGGTTCCAGGAGGAGGCGGAGGAGCTATCCGACGACCTGCGCGCCTTCGGCCGCGCCGCCTGGCGGGTGATCAAGCCGGTCGAGAAGTACCAGTCGAACTGGCACATCGACGCGATCTGCGAGCACCTGCAAGCCGTCACCACGGGCGACATCCGCAAGCTCCAAATCTGGATTCCGCGCGGGATGATGAAGTCGCTGAACGTGTCCGTCTTCTGGCCCGCTTGGGAGTGGACGCGCAACCCGTGGCTGCGCTACTGGACGGCCGTCTACGAGCTTGGCCTGTCCGGCAGGCTGGCCGCGCTTTCCCGTGAAATCATCATCTCCGAGTGGTACCAGGAGCGGTGGGGCGGCCTGTTCAAGATCGTTCGAGACGGCGAGCGTTACTTCACGAACGATCAGGGCGGCACGCGCCTGGCGACCGCCCCCGGGGCAACCGCGCTCGGGGAGCACGGCCACCGGATCATCATCGACGATCCGATCAACGCGAAGGACGCTGACGCGACCAGCCGGGTCCGGCTCGACTCCACGAACGAGTGGTACGACGCCGTAGTCCAGGGCTCGAAGGCCGACCCGACGAAGGCCGCGGAAGTGATCATCATGCAGCGCCTCCACGAGAACGACCTGGCCGCGCACGCCCTGGAGATGGACCCGTCCACCTGGACGATCCTCTGCCTGCCGGAACGCTTCGAGCACGACCATCCGTTCCGGTACAAGCTCGACCCGCGGGTCGAGGGCGACCTGCTCTGGCCCGGCTATCGCGACGAGCGCGTCTCCGACGCGATGGCCGCGAGCCTCGGGCCCTACCGCCGCGCCGGGCAGATGCAGCAGCGCCCGAGCGCGCGAGAGGGCGACCTGCTGAAGCGGTACTGGTGGCGCTTCTACGACCCGCGTCTGTTCGTGGACAAGGCGTTCGCGAACCGGCGGCCGAAGCTCGCCCGCGTCGTCATCTCCGTCGATACGCCGCTCAAAGACAAGCAGTCGAACGATATGGTGGCGATCCAAGCCTGGGGCGTGAAGGGCGGGGACCGCTACCTGCTCGAACTGCGCAAGGGGCACATGAGCAAGGGCCAGGCGTACCGGGCGATCCTGGAGATGAGCGGCCACGTCCGCAAGCAGTTCCCGCACGCGATCCACACCGTCCTGATCGAGAACGCGGGCTACGGCGTCGAACTGATCGAGGAGTTGAAGCGGTCGGTGCCTGGCGTGCTGAAGTTGACCCGGGCGCACGAGGGCGACAAGGAACTTCGCGCCGAGGCGGCCGCCGCCAGCCTGGAGTCCGGCAACTGCTTCCTGCCCGGCTACCGGAAGGGCAACGACGAGATGTCGATGCCCAGGGACGACCTCAACTCGGCGGACATCACCGACTTCATCGACTCCTGCGCCGGATTCCCGAACGCCCGCTTCGACGACGACGTGGATGCCTGGTCGCAGTGCATGAACTGGCTCTCGACGAAGATGATCCGCCCGGCGCGCGTCTACTCCAGCTTCGCGACATGAGGAAGCCGCCGGACGTGCCGATCCTCTGCGACGGGCTCAGGACAATCGCCTACTGGGCGCGCGAGCTTCGCGCCCACCGCTGCTCCGCCTGCGGCCGGATCGTCAAAGTCGTATGGTGATCGACCTGCTGATCCCGGTGCTCGGGCGTCCACAGAACGCACAGCCGCTTGTGGACAGCATCGTCGAGAACACGAAGGTCGAGCACCGGATCACCTTCCTCGTCTCCCACGACGACCCAGACGAAATCGCTGCCGTCGTCGCGACCGGCTCCCATTACATCCGCTCCACGGACGGGCGCTACGCGCCGAAAATCAATCTGGGGTGCTCGCTCACTTCCGCCGAGTTCATCCTGCTCGGGGCAGATGACCTCCGTTTCCACCCCGACTGGGACACGCTCGCGATCGCGCGCTACGAGCACACCGGCCAGCCGGTGATCGGTACGAATGACCTGGGCAACGCGACCGTCATGGCCGGAAGGCACGCGACCCACTCCCTCGTCCACCGCTCCTATCTGGAACTGGGCACGATCGACGAGCCCGGGAAGATGCTCCACGAGGGCTACCGGCACAACTGGGTTGACACCGAGTTCGTCGGCACGGCCCAACATCGGGGGGCGTTCACCTTCTGCTCCGATTCGCACGTCGAGCACCTGCACCCGTTCTGGCAGAAAGGCCAGGACGATGTGATTTACGAAAAGGGTAGACAGAGCTATCGCGAAGACCGTAGGCTATTCCAGAAGCGCCGCCGTCTCTGGCGCTGAACCGAAGGGAGAGGGATGCCGAAGTATGCGTCGCAGACGCAGGTTCCTGTTGAACGGTCCCGGGGTGAAATCGAGCGAACGCTCGTTCGGTACGGGGCCGAGCAGTTCGTCTACGGATGGGACCGCGCCGGGGCGGTGATCGGCTTCATCGTCACGACGGAGAGCGGCCAGAAGCGGCAGGTTCGATTCCAGCTTCCCCTGCCCGACCGCGCCGACCCGGAGTTCACGACCTACAAGCGTGGCTACTCCACCTATGAACGCACGGCCGTCCAGGCCGAGAAGCTCTACGAGCAGGCGGGTCGTCAACGCTGGCGCGCGCTCGCGCTCGTTGTGAAAGCGAAGCTCGAAGCGGTTGAGGCCGGGATCGCGACGTTCGAGGACGAGTTCCTCGCTTACACGATGCTCCCCGGTGGCGAGACGGTCGGCCAGTGGCTCACCCCGCAACTCGACCGTGTGTACGAGTTGGACAAGATGCCGCCGATGCTCCCCGCTGGTGATCCGATCGAGGATGCCGAGATTGTCGAGGAGCCGACATGAGAGTCAGCGAACTCCAGAACGTGACCATTGGCGTCACGCCGCTCGCAAACCACCCTAATAATAAGGTGTATCGGCTGACGATCCAGGATCACGACACGAAGGAAGTCCTCTGGGTCGATCTGGGCAAAGAGGTCGCCGATCAGATCGTCGCGATGCTGACCAGCGGGATCGTCGTTCCGAAGCTGCGCGGGTTCGACAACTTCTCCAAGAAGGTCTGATGGCCGCGATCCTGGTCGCCTCTCACAACGACGACGAGTCGCTGTTCGCCTTCTACCAGTGCCTCCGGCACAAGCCGAAGGTGCATGTCATCTTCCGCTCCTACCGGCAGTGGACGCAGCAGAACGGGCCAAGCTGGCGAATCCGCGAGGCCGAGACGGACTGCGCGATGCAGGTCGCCGGGTGCGAATGGGTGCAGCACGACGGGAACGACCTCAAGCCCGACGGCGTTCTGATCGCGGACGGGATCGCCCGGATCATCGACGACGAGAAGCCGACTCTCGTGATCGCTCCCGCCTGGGAGATGGGCGGCCACGACGATCACAACATGGTTGCCTCGATCGTTCACGGCATCGAGGGTGACTTCAAGCGGGTCGAGTACCTGACCTACCGGCGCGGCCACGGTCGCTCCCAGAACAAGGCCCCGATCATCGGCACCGCGGAGGAGGAGGAGATGAAGCTGCGCGCGCTGCTCTGCTACAAGAGTCAGATCGAGCACGCCGCCACCGCGGACTGGTTCCCCGGCGGCCCTTACGACGACATGCGGGAGTGGGTGCAGTGATCGTTGTTGATTGCGGTGCTCACCCACATCCGGGCAAGGGCAGACTGGCGGGAGGCGAGGAGTCTGTCTACGCGCTGATCGAACGCTTCCACCCCGAGGTTCTGATCGGCTTCGACCCGCTGGTCGAGGACACGATCACCCAGTTCGAGCACGACGGGCACACGACGACGATCGTGCTCCGTCAGGCGCTCGCCTGGCACAAGTCGGTGCCGGGAGCGACCTTCCCGGTGCTGATCTGCGACGACTCGACGCACAGCCCCCGCGGCGGCGAGGACGGCGATCAGTGGTTCCCCGCGGTCAGCATCCCTGACCTGCTCGACTGCCTGCCCCCGCCGATCATCGTCAAGTTCGACTGTGAGGGCTGCGAGTACCCGATCTTCCACGAGATTCGCAAGCGGAACATCGACCTGCGCCTCGAACTCGTCCTGGTCGAGTGGCACGACTGGATTTACCCGCCCGACGGCGGCTTCGCCGCGCACGGCTGGGAGGAGTTCGGCAAGGCCGACCTGCGCTGCCCGGTCGAGGACTGGCAGGGGTGAGCACCCTCGTTCATCAGACGCACACGTTCCGGCGCGAGTCGATGCAGATGCACGTTCGGAAGGACACCGGCGACGTTGACGTTCTCTACTCGATCATCACCCGCGACGAGTACGGGCTGTCGAAGCTCCCTCCGCTCGAAGGCTACGCCCTCGATGTCGGCGCTCACATCGGCTCGGTCGCGATCCCGCTGCTGATTGACAACCCCGGGCTGGTCGTGGTCGCCGTCGAGCCCGTGCCGGAGAACGCAGACATCCTCTCCCGGAACGCGGAGCTAAACGGAGTTGAGCGTCGGCTGCTGATCGACCAGCGGGCGCTCAACACGCCGGTCGTCTTCTACGGCTGGGAGGGCCGGAACCACTGGGTCGGCAATCTCGACGAGGGCCACTACACGACCACCGTCCTTTGCGGCGAGACGACTCTGACTGAGGTCCTGGGCGACTACCTGATCCGCGAGCCCGCGCTCGTCAAGATCGACTGCGAAGGCTACGAGTGGGGGATATTCACCGACCCCGCCGTCGCGCGCTGCCCGCTGATCCTTGGCGAGTTCCACGACGACCACCAGGAGCGCGGCCGCGACCGGCTGCGGGCGCTGCTCGGGCCGACGCATTCGGTGAAGACACAAGGCTGGACGTTCAGGGCGGAACTTCTGTGAACGGGTCCGCCCACTTCATCGACCTCGGGGGCAACTGGCACACCGCCCAGTACGACCGCGCGGTCGAGACGGCCCGTGTCCACAGCGAGGAAGTGATCGTTCACAGCCTCCAGCCGCCCCAGTGGTTGCGCACCCACCCGATCGGGCTCGCGAACGTCAAGGACTTCTACGCCTACGGCATCCTCTACGACTTTGGCGGGATCGTGCTCGACTTCGACACGATCAGCCTGCGCCCCGCCTGGGACCTGCTGACCGCCGACGTGTGCATGTCCACCGAGTTTCCACCCGGCCAGGAGGCGGGCGCGCTCTACAACACCGCCGTCATCCTCGGCCGCCAGGGGGCCCCGATTCTCCGCGAGCTTCAACTGGAAGCGATGCGCCTGCTGGCCGAAAGAGAGTCCATTTGGGGCGCACTCGGACCACACCTTATTACTAGGGTCGCAAAACGGAGCCCGGAGCACTTCAGCCCCGCCCCCTACCGGGCGCTGAACGGGTGGAGCTACCACGCGATCGGCGACTACTACGCGAACCCCCGTGACCCGGGCGAGGACGTGCGCGTGATCCATCTCTACTCCTCCGACCACCAGGACGAGTTCCGGGCGGACACATGGGCCCCGACGACGTAACCGCGGTGATCGTCACCCGGGGCGACTGCGACCTGACGCGAATCCTGGGCACGCTGATTTTCGACAAGGTGTGCGTCTGGGACAACAGCAAGGCCGTCTCAGACCTCGGAGCCTACGGCCGCTACCAGGCGATCCAGGATCACGTTCACACGCCGCTTGCCTACGTCCAGGACGACGACTGCATTGTCGGGCAGGCGGAGCAGCTTCGTCTCCTGGACGAGTGGGAGCCCGGCGTTCTCTCGGCGATGATGCCCCCCGAGCGGATCGACTACCACGACACGGTGCTGATCGGCTGGGGCGCGATCTTCGACCGCGACCTTCCCGAGATGGCGTTCGAGCGGTGGCGACAGGCCGGGCATCCGCTCGACACGCCCGAGTTCCAGATCGTCGGAGCCGATTTCGTCTTCCCGATGCTGACGAAGTGGAAGCGGGTGGACGGATACCACACGGATTTGCCCCACGCGCACGCCCCGAACCGAACGTGGGCGTCGTTCCCGAACTATGCGAACGTGAAAGAGTGGTTCCTCAAGGAAGGGAGAGCGATACGTGACCACCGAGGCTGACACCGTAGACCTGCTCGTCGGTCTGCTCGAAAAGCGGGAGCCGTTCCTGCACGTTCGCTTCGGCGACGGCGACGTGATGTTCGCGACCGGCGTCGGGTCGAAGATCACCGGCGACGGCGAGGAGTGGTCGCCCGGGCTCCAGAACGCAATGATCCTCGCTTGGTTCGCGCTCGTCCGCGCGAAGACGACGCTGCTCGTCGGCGACATCGAAACCTACGACGTGTCCGACGGGATCGAGGCCGAGTGGCGGATTCTGCGCCAGGCCGGAGAGTGGCTGCGTGGCGAGCCGATCACCGCCGTTCACATCGAGGCGTTGCGCTGCTCGCGTCCTTACGCCGGGCTCGTCTACGAGGCAATCCGAAACGACCCGCGGCGAAAAATCTACGCCGCCCCCTACCGGCTGAAGCCTGCGGCTGACTGGCTCGGGGCCGAGCATGTGCCGGTGCCTCTGCGCGTTGCTCACGAAGACGCGCACCTGGTCGTGTCTCAGGTGGTTGTTCAAAAGCCCGACGTGCTGCTCGTCTCCGCTGGTCGAGGCGGGAAGCTGATCCAGTCCTTCGTTGGAGAGGCGCTCCCGCACATCACCCAGATCGACATCGGCTCCGGGCTCGACATGCTGATCCCGGACGGTGTGCGCCGGGGCACCGACGGCCGGGTTGATCGCCAGAAGGTGCTGGCCGCTTACCGCGACATCGGATGGCCGACATGAACTGGGTCGTCTTTGCCATCGCGGTCGTGATCATCATTTGGATGGTCGTCGTGATCGCGGGACTGCGGCGATGAACGCCGTCGTGCTCGTTCCTTTCCGCTCCGATCCTGTCCAGCCCCGCCGAGACGCGATCTGGGATCACGTCCGAGCCCGGTGGGACGGCTGGCGGCTCGTCGTCGGCGACAACGACGGCCCCGAGTTCGACCGCGCGTCCTCGATCAACAGAGCCGCCGCCGAGGCTGGGGACTGGGACGTGGCGATCGTCTCGGACGCCGATTGCCTGCTCGACCCGATGCACTTGGCCGAGGAGGCGTGCCAGGTTGCGCTCGCCGAGTTCGCCTACGTCGTCCCCCACAACCGGCTCGTCGATGTCACCCGCCGAGGCACCGACGCGATCCTGCGCGGACGTGACCCGGAGCGGGCTCGGCACAAGGAAACGATTGCGCTTACCTGGGGCGGCATGTTCGCGATCCCCCGAGGGATGTGGGACATGCTCGGCGGCTTCGACCGGCGCTTCTGGGGTTACGGCGGCGAAGACCTCGCTCTCATCTTCGCCTGCGGCACGATCGGCCAGCAGCTACGGCTCGACGGGGCGCTCTACCACCTATGGCACGGCTGGGTGCCGGGACGCAAGGAACTGCCAGGCTACGAGCGGAACATGGGGATCGTCCAGGAGTACCGGGCGCACATGGGCAATCCGCGCTCGATGCGCAAGTTCCTGGAGACGCGGCGATGATCGAGTCCTGGTTGCCCACCGAGGGCAACTATGAAGTGTCTGATCGTGGTCGCGTTCGTCACGCGCGGACGGGAAGGATGCGGATTGCGCGAATCGACCCGGGGGGCTACCTCGCGCTGAACATCTGGTGCGATGGCAGGAACGTTCGATTCAAGGTTCACCTGCTGGTCCTTGCGGCCTTCTCTGGTGAGCGGCCATCCGGCATGGTGGCCCGCCATCTCAACGGTGACTCTCTCGACAATCGGGTGAGCAATCTCGCGTGGGGCACCGTTGCTGAAAATGCGGCCGACGCCGCGCGTCATGGTCGCCTGCGGGGAGAACAAAACGGCCGCGCGAAGCTCACTGAGCAGCAGGTCGCAACGATCCGGTCATCGCCGCGATCGGGTGCTGATCTTGCTCGTGAGTTCGGTGTCTCGACGGTGCTCGTGTGCAAGATCAGACGGCGGGAGGCGTGGGCGTGGGCGTAGATGTGCTCTACCTAACGTGGAATAGAAAGGAGTTCACTCGGTTCAGTTTGCAGATGCTTCTGGACAATACGGACTGGAGCAAAGTGAACAGGCTGATCGTTCACGACGACGGCTCCGACGGGAAGGAAGGCACGGTCAAGCTCCTGCGGGAGATGCTCGCCGACCCGCCGGTCGAGACGCATATCCACGCGCGCCCCTGGGGCGTCCGCTTCGCTTCACCCCCGGCGGTGATGAACTGGTACATCGAGAACTTCGGCGACTCGGAGCGATTCGCGAAGATCGACTCCGACATCGTTGTCCCGCCCGACTGGCTGACCCACCTGCTCGCCGTCGTCGAGCGGAAGCCCGAAATCGAACTGCTTGGGATGGAGGCAGGCCGGATGGGCCCGCCCGGCCACAACGGGAAGCCCTGGTACTGGGATCGCCCGACGGAGGGCTACGAGTTTGAGCGCGGTTCGCATATCGGCGGTGTCGGCCTGATGAAAACGCTGAGCTTCCAGATTAGGCCGAAGATGCTCGAAGGCGAGGGCCGGTTCGGCTTCACCGAATGGCAGCACGAGTACCGGCCGGTGCGCGGCTGGATCAACCCGGACCTGCTCGTCTCCGAGTTGACCCGCATTCCGTTCGAGCCCTGGGTCGGCCTGTCGGCGAAGTACGTCGAGCGCGACTGGGAGCGCGAGTGGCCGAAGTACCACGAGCGGTGGCGATACTGGTGGGGCTGGTGGCCGGAGGAGTACCGGGAGCAAGAGAGTGAGGAGTGGCGTTGAAGCTGGTCGCATCCATGATTTGCAAAGACGAGTTGGGTCGCTATCTGCCCGAGGTCATCGGGCATCTCCGCGAGTTCGTTGACCAGATCGTCGTCGTGGACGACGGCTCGACCGATCGCACCGGCGAGTGGCTGGACGACAACGCCGATGCCCCGATGATGATCGTCCACCATCTCGACCCCGCGGACGGGTTCTTCGCCGGGCACGAGGGGCGCAAGCGCCAGGAGCTTCTCAACCTGACGCTGAACCAGTTGCCGGACTGGGTGCTGAACATCGACGCCGATGAGTTCGTGACGGATGGCAAGTTGGTCAGAGAGTATTGCGAAGACAGCAAGGGGCGTCTCGTCGGCATCCTCGACATGGAGGAGGTCTGGCAGGTGGATAAGGCCGAGCTTCGGATCAGGATCGACGGTGGCTGGCGGCCCCATCCGGTGCCCTGCCTCTGGAATACGAGCTTGTCCGGGATGCGCGGCCGCGCGCTCCAAATCTCGAACAAGGCGCTGGCCTGCGGGCGCGAGCCTGAAGTCGTCCGCCGCTACTTCGGCAAGGCCCGGCCGACGGGCGCGAACATCCTTCACTTCGGCTGGGCAAATCACTCCGCTCGACGCCCACGCTACGAGCGTTACGTAACGGCGGACGGGGGAGCGTTCCATCGCAACTCGCACCTGGATTCGATCATGCTGCCGGACGACAAGGTGAACATGGAGTCGCGGCCGTGGCCGAAGCCGCTGTCAAAGTTCAAGCCTCTGATCCTCAAGCAAGCCACCGTGGGAGATGAAGAATGACGATCCCCAACTGGTACGTGCTGATCCTGCTCGGGCTCGCCGCCTTCCGCGTCTGGAAGCTCCTCGGCGACGACACGATCCTTGACAAGCCTCGGGCCTGGGTGGTCTACGGCTTCCGCAAGTGGAGGGGCAACGGCACCGCCACCTACGCCGAGGATTTCATCTCCTGCCCCTGGTGTCTGGGCTTCTGGGTTGGGCTCGTCTGGTGGGGCGCATACGAGCTTTGGCCGCACGGAACGACGGTCGCGGCCGTCCCGTTCGCGATCGCCGCGATCGCCGCGCTGATCGCCTGTCTGATCCCCGACTAGCTCCGTCCGAGCGAAGGCCCTACAATGCCGGGCTGTGAGCACTGAGCTTTTCGGTTGCGGCTGTAAGAAGCGCCCCCGCCCTCCAGTCCCGCAGAAGTAGATCACCGTGCGCCTGCGCCGGGCTGCCCGCGCACTCGTGGGCTCCGCGTCGAAGCTCCCGGCGATCAACAGCAATCAGGCGGCTGCTGAGCGGACGGGGGAGGGCTGGCAATGGCGAGCCCTGAACACCTACGACACCTGTGGGGAGGTTCGCTACTGCTCGCAGTTCTACGCGCGGATGCTCGCGCGGATCACGATCTTCCCGGCGATCATTGAGCCCGACGGGCAGTTGAAGCGGATCGAGTCGGGGCCCGAAGTGGACCTGCTGAACCGCATCCAGGAGGCGGGCGGCGGACGCGAGCGGCTCCAGTACGACTACGGCCGCCTGATGTTCGTCACTGGCGAAGGGGCCCTGTTCGTCAACGTCGAGGGGCCGGAGAACTGGCGCTTCCTCTGGCGCGGCGAACTGATCCGCGACGACGAGCAGTCGGACATCACCTGGCGGAAAAACGCCGCGGGTGAGAAGGTCGAGGCCGGGCACGCCTGGCGGATGTGGACGCCGCATCCCCGCCGCTCTGACCTGGCCGACTCGCCGCTTCGCGCCGTGCTCGACATCGCCGAGGAGTTGAACGTCCTGACCGCGGCCGTCCACGCGACGGCGGTGTCGCGCGTCCTGAACGGGATGCTGCTGCTCCCGAGCCAGGTGTCGCCGCCGCCGCCGGAGGGCGCAGACGACGACCCGGAGATGTCGCCGTTCCTTCAGATGTTCACCGAGCACATCAAGGCCCAGATCGAGAATCCGGGAACGGCGGAGGCGAAGGTGCCGTTCCTGCTCGAAGCCGACTACGACTATCTCGACCAGGTGCGCTGGCTCCAGATGCACGACCCGAAGGCCGACTACCTGGAGCGCGACCTACGCATCGAGGCGATCAAGCGACTCGGGCTCGGGCTGGACATGCCGCCGGAGGCGCTGGAGGGCTTCTCGAACACGAACCACTGGGCGGCCCAGCAGATTCTCTGGGATATGTGGCGCACCCACGGCGTCCCGATCGCTGACCAGTTCGGCGGCGACCTCTCCACGATCTTCCTCCGGCCCCAGTTGCTCGACGAGGGCATGGCCCCGGAGGAGGTACGTAAGCGGACGGTCGGCTACGACGACTCGCGGGTCGTTCTGCCGCCGGACATGAGCGCGATCGCCGACGAGGCGATGGACAGGGCCGCTCTCGGCTTCGAGGGCTACCGGAAGATGAAGGGCATCCCCGAGGAGTACGCGCCGACGCCGGACGAGCAGAAGTTCGTGTTCGGAATCAAGACTCGCGACCCGGTGGTCGCCGGGCTGGAGAAGGAAGCGCCGCCGGTCGCTGGCCCGCAGCCTGGGGCTCAGGTCAACCAGAACGGACAGTCGAACGCTCCGCCGCCGCCGACCGACGGCCGAGTCGTCTCCCGGCAGGAGGCCCGCCGGGCGTCGATCACCGGCGCGGCCCATCTTGCGCTCGCCCAGTGCCGCTCCCGGGCCGGAGCCCGGCTCCAGTCACAGGTGAAGCGGCCGGGCGCGAAAGGGAAGCACTGCCCCGAGTGCGAGCAACAGATCGCCGACATCCCGAAGGGCCTGATCGCCTCCGCGCTCGGGGCGGAGATGGTGATCGAGTTGGGGATGCGCGACCCGATCGCGATGGTCGCCGGGGGCACCGCCGACTACCGGGTGATCCTGACCGAGTGGGGCATATCGCCCCCGGATGCGGCCGTCCTCTGCGAGCGGCTGGAGGCACATGCGGCGAACACGCTGTTCGAGACAACGACACCCGATCTACCTCCGGGCTTTGCTGCTCACGTCGAGCACGCTATGGAGATGAGTGAAAGGGCGGTGGTCTAATGCCGTGGGAAATCCAAAAGCGGGGAGATGAATACTGCGTCGTCAAGGCGGGCACCGATGCCGTCGTCAACGGCGGCTGCCACGCGAGCCGCGCGGACGCAATCAAGCAGCAGCGCGCGCTGTACGCGAGCGAACCTGCTCTGACCGCCGCAGTCGCACCGCTCGCCCCGCCCGGCGAGTGGTTCAACGCGCCGGAGCCAGATAGCCCCGAGCCTCTCACCGTCGATTCCGATGGGCGAATCCACGGGCATCTTGCCCTCTGGGGTTCCTGCCATGTGGGCATTCTGAACGGCGCGATGGCCGAGTGCGTGAATCCGCCGCGCTCGGGCAACGACTACCAGTCCTTTCATCTCGGCCAGATGGTGACGGAGGACGGCACCCCCATCAGCGTCGGGAAGATCGTCTACGACGGGCCTCACGCCGCGCTGACCTCCGATCTGGTTAGTGCGACTCGCCATTACGACAACACCGGCAAGGTCGCGGCGTTCGTTCGGGCACGGGACGGCAAGCACGGCATCTATCTGACCGGCGCGGCCCGCTCGGACCTCTCCCCCGAGGGGCTGCGTGACCTGCGGGCGAATCCGCCGTCAGGAGACTGGCGCAGTCTGCGAGGCGGGCTGGAGATGATCGCTGCGCTCGCCGTCCCCGTGCCCGGATACCAGACCCCCCAACTAGCCCTGACGGCATCCGGCGAGGTCGCCTCTCTGATCCTTCCCGGCTTCTGCGAGGAGTGCGTCGAGGACACCGAGGAGGAAACGATGGAGAAGACGAAGGGCTACATCCGTCAGCGGAACCAGATCGCCGCGGGGATTGCAGTCGCCGAGCCGATCACCGCCGCCGTGCTGACGACGAAGCGGCGGAACAAACTCTCGACCTCCACGTTCGCGATCCCGGAGGAGCGGAAGTTCCCGATCCACGACGAGTCGCACGCGCGGAACGCGCTCGCGCGGGCGGCCGGGACGAAGTACGAGAGCCGCGTGAAGGCGGCGGTCAAGAAGCGTTATCCGAAGATGGGAGGGTGATGGAGTTCAAGGTCGGACTCTCAGAGATTCTGCTGTTCCTGATCCTGCTCGCGGTTTGCATCTTCATGGCGCACGTCTGGGCCTAGCTTGAGCCCGATCTTCCGACAAAAAATCCCCGGTTCGGCGTGGGGAACCGTGGAGGAGGCAGCGGGTGGCGGGGGCGCGGCGATCGGGGCGCTCGGATCGCTCTCAGCCATAGCCGCGTCGGGCCTCACGAGCGCGGTGGCACACACCGTCGCGTGGGAGGGGCTGGACGTGCCGATCGGGTCGGGGATCAGCCTGAACGCCGACACCGAAACGATCGAGGTCACGGAGGGCTGGTATCAGATCGCCGTGCTGGCGGACATTTTCAGCAACTCGAACTTCGACGCCCAGGTGTCGATCCTCGGCCTGATAAACGATCCCGGCTGGAACGTCTACGGCCCGGGCGGGCAGGCGGGCACCCCGTCC